ACCTAGTCCTGCGTTCCATGGTTGGTGATCCATGGGTCAAGCTACATACCTTTTCATCTCGAGTGGATCGTCCATCGGTATTTCAAGCGGGTACGATGTACTACGACTACACGCTTGAGCGTCTCTATTACTACAATGGAGCGGACTGGGTCACGCCAAATGCAACGAACGCCCTTCTCGACCGCGGCGGTGATCAGGTTCCTGCCTTCATTCGACCAATCACCCTCGAGCCAGAGGAGCTGCGTAACCCCTACATCGGCCAACTGTTCTATAACACGACGACGAAGGACCTCAACGCCTGGAACGGTACGTCATGGAACAAGGTCAACACCGATCAAGAGGGTTCACCATCAACTGACAAGATTGGTATCGGCAATGATGGTTCGTATGATGAGCGCATTCAGTTGATTAAGGTCTTGAATGCGCAGATGGGCTGGCCGCAGCTTTGTGTCGAGCTCCAAGAGGAGCAGTTCAACATCGCGATTGACAACGCGATTCAGAACTACCGACAACTTTCAAGCGGTGCGTACAAGCGTGGCTTCATTCTCTTCCGTCTTCTTGCAGGACAGCAGAAGTACTACCTCAATTCGGCCGTAGATAAGACCGACCACATCGTTGATATCCACAAGATCTACCGAGTCAGCCCATATGGGTTCGGTGGCGCAGGACCAAATGACGTTTGGGCTCAAGCTTTCGCTCAGCAGTACTACGAGTTTGCAGCTGGTCAAGGAGACATTCTCACGACCCACCTGCTGAGCTCATATGGAGAGGAAATCAGCCGTGTGTTTGCCGGTGAGCTGATGTTTCAATGGGACGAACCATCGCATGAGCTGCTGATCCTTCGAGGTGTGCACGCGTCCGAGATTGTTGTCATTGAGGCAATGCTTGAGAGAAGTGAACAGGAAATTCTTACTGACCGCTGGTGTCAACAGTACATTCAAGGCTGGGCAATGGCTGAGCTGAAGATGATGCTTGGACTGATTCGCTCTAAGTTTGCGTCTGGAACCCCTGGCCCAGGTGGCTCAATCACCCTTAACGGTGAGCTGCTAATCGCTGAAGCGCGTCAAGACATGACCGAGCTGAAAGAGGAACTTCTGAACTACGAGTACGGTGGATTAGTAAATTGCGGAAATTGCTCATTTCTTATCGGATAACATGCTGACATTCAAACAGTACCTGGCAGAGGGTCGAAGCAAGACAATTGACCTACAAAAAGCACAGGAGTGGATTCTAAACAATGCAATGGATTATCTCCGTCATGGAACCTACTTATATCGTGGAATCCAAGGAGAGGATTCCACGATTAGGTATGCCAACACTGCAGAAGGAGAGCCACGAAAAAGCATAGGTGGCATGGCAAATTACTACACCTTATGGATGTCGCATAATCCAGAGTGGGCAGGAAAACCACGTCGTGAACGGGCCTTTATTGTTTCAAGCTCAAGGAAAGATGCTGCAACATGGGGAAAGTTGCACATTGTTATCCCGTCAAATAACTCAAAGATTGGAGCTGTTGGGGCAGATGATATTTGGAACAGGGAAATATTCGATATTCGTCTTGCCCGCTTTACCACTCAAACTAGGATTATCTTTGAGAGGATGGACGCGGCAACCAAGTATGACAGCTACTCAGAGCTTGCCTCAGCCATGAAGGCCATATCAATGGATGAAATTAAAGAGGTCACTACAAAAGCGAACTATCTATTCGATACGAACCTTCTGGCATTTATCCATACACAAGATAACGCTAAAAACCTGTTTGATCTTTGGGAAATCTTCTTTGACCCGAAGCATTTCGACTTCATGACACCTAAAAATATCAGAGGCCAAGGCGAGTTTTGGATTGATGGAGAAGCGTTGTATATTCCAACTAAACCAGCATTAAGTGATTCAGAAAAATTTGATATGATAGCATGGGCTAAGAAGCATGCACCTGATTTCGCAGACGAATTGAGAGCACGGTGGATACATGATATTAACGTTTAAACAGTTCCTTAATGAAGCACGTAGTCCAGACCGTACTCATCAAGTTAACGTGATGGACTTGATGTATTGGGCAGATCGCAATGCTTCAGGCTACCTCAAAGGAAAACGCTTCCTGTACCGTGGAGGTTCTGGCCGTGGGTGGAAAACTATGATAGGAAATTCGGTTAGCATTGTGCCTAGAAGAAGCGCCAATACGAACAACAACTACACACTGTGGATGGATTACAGCGGGTTGTTCAAGGATTTTCCGAGACGTTCTCAATCCTTTATAGGGACAGATGACAAAACTACTGCAGCAGGTTTTGGAAACCCATGTCTTCTTATCGTTGCTGATAATGCCAAGGTTGGTCTTGTTGGTCATGAAGATATTTGGTTTGTTGAAATTGATCCAAAGACCCATATGGATCTTGAAGAGTTTAATGGAAACATGGAGTTTGATTTACGGAAACTTGGATATGGAAATGCCAAGACTTTTGATGAGTTGGCAAAATCATTGAAAGCCACAACAAT